GAAGTTTGTCAGGAAGTGAATTCGTGAATAACTGCCTACAAATCGGACATTTAAATTCATTTAAATTTAAAATACATTTTAAACAAAAATCGTGACCACATGGTGTTTTACAAATAAACTTATTTTTTAATACTTCTAAACATATTGGACATTCCATAGTTATATATAATAATTATAATTAATAATTATTTTATATTAAAACCAATATCGATGATATACTGTTATTTATGCAAAAAGTCAGCGATGAGCCACAATATGAACATTTAAATCCTAGACTTACTGAAAGAAGATCTGGAATAATAAATACACAGCGAAGTAGAGAACCATCAAAATTATTCTGTAAGGCATGTAACCATCCCGAATATTCATTAAGTATGTGTCCTAACTGTAAACAGTATTACTGCCAAGACTGTATGGTATATGGTAGAAATACATGTAGAGACTGTTCCAATATTGAAAATCGTAAGGCAGAACAGACACACTATATAATATCAAAGGATAGACCTATTAGTTTTTTTAGATATTTATGTGTTTGTTTTAAATCTAATTAGAGTAAGCGAGACCTCCCATACCACTCATAATTCTTAATACATTGTAGTTTACAGCCCATACCTTAAGTGTTCCAGTTGAACTTCCATTAATAGTAAGCACAGCATTATCAATTCTTGAAAAGTTACAAGTTCCTGAAGGTTGATGTTCTTCTGGTTTTAGTCCAAATGAATAGCAGTAGTAACCACCCCATTCATCTGTATTAGATTGTCCATCAGCACCAGTATGATGTTGATAAGGTTGAACACATCTGAAGTATGTTCCATCTCTTTTTTTCATGCGGTCATGTCCATTAAGTTGAAGAAGAGCGGTATTAATCATATCTCCTGTTCCATTGAAATAATTAAAATTATTGCCAGCGTTAGTTCCTGTTTGAGCAGTCCATACAAGCTCTTTAACTGGATGATTAAATCTGAGCTCATGTTGATCTTCTCCTGAAGCAAGAGTAAGAGCATTTGAATATTGAACTTGTTCGATAAGGTATTCATGTGAAACTTGAGCGAATCTTCTTCTTTCATCGGTATCTAAGAAGATATAGTCACAGAATACACAGCAGTTTTCAATTGACATAACTGTCTTCGTAGTTCCTGTAACAAACTCAATATCTGATCCATTATCACCAGCAATCATAAAATCACCGTTATTTGTTAATGTAGGACCAGTATTTATAGCTGTTATTCTTGATGTTCCACTAAATAAATCTCTCTGATGAGTCCAAGTAACGCTGGAAGCAAACTGAACGTTAAGTTTAACTTCATGATATTGTAAAGCAATTAGAGGAAGAGCTAGTCCAGGATTTCTACAAAACCAAAATTGAAGAGGTATGTATAATTTTTTATTACCAGATGAATTAGATGATAATGTTCCGTTGACTATCCTATTCCACTTAGACCACTTTTCATTATCATATGTAAGTCCTGCCCATATATCCATCCAATCACCGTATTGTTTATCAATACATTGACCACCTATTTCAACTTCAACATATTCAATAGCTCTTTGTCCTATTCTATTACTACCAGGGATAGCTGCTGCGTGTGTTGATTTTAGTGAACTATTATTTACACGATCATTTATATCAGGATAATCATCGAGTATACTTGTAGATACATTAGCACCATTTGCTAGTAAGTTAATTCCAGAACCAGTAGCTACACTACCAATTAATTTGATATCGTCTGTTAACCCGGCTTTTGATATATTTGTAACTGTAAATCCACTGGTATATGTTGTAATAGAACCTCCACTAGCAGTATTATCAACTACAATTTCGTCAATACTATCCAATGTAACATCTAATTTAACATCCATTTCTAAATAAATTTGTGAGAGTAAATCTCCATTTCTGGCAATAGTGCAAGAAAATTTTTGTCCTAGTTTAGCTGCTCCATTGAAGGTTTGTTCAATAGATTCCATAGCAAAATTAGTATGTCTTCTATAGACAACTTTAAAAAAAGTTATTTGTGGATTACCTGTAAGGTAAATATCTTGTGCGCCATAGGCGACTAATTGCATTAAACCACCACCCATATTATTTATATATATGTAGATATTTTTCTTAAAAATAGTGTTTAAGAAATATATTTCCTTAAGAAATCTAATTAGAGTAAGCAAGACCACCCATACCACTCATGATTCTAAGAACATTGTAGTTAATGGCATAAACCTTAAGAGTTCCAGCAGATCCTGTAGCACCATTCAATTGAAGAACAGCGTTATCGATTCTTGAGAAATTGCATGTTCCGGATGGTTGATGTTCTTCTGGTTTAAGACCAAAGGAGTAGCAGTAGTATCCACCCCATTCTCTATTTGCTTCTTGACCATCAGCACCAGTATGATGTTGGAATGGTTGAACACATCTAAAGTATGTGCCTTCTCTCTTTTTCATGCGATCGTGACCATTAAGTTGAAGAAGAGCTGTTGTAACCAAGTCAGCATCAGAAGCACCAAAGTAGTTGAAGTTATTACCAGCGTTAGCAGCGGTTTGAACAGACCATACAAGCTCTTTAACTGGATGATTAAATCTGAGTTCATGTTGGTCATCACCTTCTGAATGTGTAAGAGAATTGGAAAATTGAACTTGTTCAATAAGGTATTCGTGTGATACTTGAGCGAATCTTCTTCTTTCATCAGTATCAAGGAAGATGTAGTCGCAGAATACACAGCAGTTATCAATAGCCATTGATACTTCTGTAGTATATTCTGTAAATTCTACTGCATCACCAGCATTATAAGAGGTGGTTGCGATCGCCCCTGTTGTCGATGTATCCAACACTAAATTTGATGCCCCACCATTATTACCTTGTGTAATATCAGTTCCTTGATCTTTAGTATGAGTATATTTAACTTCTGAGTTAAATTGAACATTAAGTTTAACTTCATGATATTGAAGAGCAATAAGAGGAAGAGCAAGTCCTGGGTTTCTACAGAACCAAAATTGAAGAGGTATGTAAAGCTTGGCATCAGAACTTCCATTAGGAGAGAGAGTAGCATTAACCATTCTATTCCATTTGGTCCATTTTTCATTACAGTAAGTAAGTCCTGCCCAGATATCCATCCAATCACCATAATGTTTATCTATACATTGACCTCCAATTTCGACTTCAACATAGTCAATAGCTCTTTGTCCTATTCTATGAGAACCATTAACACCTGAAATACCTGCTTGTGATGTGAGTGTAGCAACTAAATGACTCACTCCTGTGCCTGTGGTCCCGTTATCAATTGTAATTGAAGTAGTACCACCATCTTCTGCTATAGTTATACTACCTGCACCTAATGTAACTTTGTTATCAGTAGTAGTAGTAACATCTGTACCAGCAATTGTTAGTTTTTCAACTGATTTTACTTCTTCACTTAATGAAACATCCATTTCTAAGAAGACTTGACCTAAAAGATCACCGTTTCTCGCAATAGTGCATGAGAATTTTTGTCCAAGTTGAGCAGCACCATTAAAGGTCTGTTCTATAGCTTCCATAGCAAAGTTAGTATGTCTTCTGTATACTACTTTGAAGAAAGTAATTTGAGGATTACCTGTAAGGTAAATATCTTGTGCGCCGTAAGCGACTAATTGCATTAAACCACCACCCATTTTTTATATATAATAATACAATATTTTAATTTTAAAAACGAGAACTTAAAAGAGTTTTTCTTAAATTATTATTTTAAAAAATACTATATAAATTAAACTATCTAGTTAGAGTAAGCAAGACCACCCATACCAGACATAATTCTAAGAACATTGTAGTTCATAGCATATACTCTAAGAGTTTTGCTACTAATACCAGTTCCAGTTACATTAAGAACAGCATTGTCGATTCTGGAAAAATTACATGTTCCAGATGGTTGGTGTTCTTCAGGTTTGAGTGCAAAGGAATACATGTGAACCCCTCCTAAACTGGTATCTGCGGCGCCAGAATGATGTTCATATCTTTGAACTTCTGTGAAATATCTACCATGTCTGGTTCTGAAGCGATCATGTCCATTAAGTTGAAGTAAGCATTCAGAGAATACGGAGTTGTCTCCATTAATCCAGAATAGTTCTTTAACAGGATGGTTGAATCTAAGCTCAGCTTGTCCGCCAGTAGCAGAAATAGAAAGAGAGTTAGAGAATTGAACTTGTTCAATAAGGTATTCATGTGATACTTGAGCAAATCTTCTTCTTTCATCAGTATCAAGGAAAATGTAGTCACAGAATACACATGCTGCTGTAGTAGTAGCACCGGCAGCGAATTCAACATTAAGTTTAACTTCATGGTATTGAAGAGCAATGAGTGGAAGAGCAAGTCCTGGGTTTCTGCAGAACCAGAATTGAAGAGGTAAAAAGATTTTACTTCCTGTTGCTGCTGCTCCTGTTCTCATAGATGTAAGCATAGCTCTTTGATCAGTATCGTGAGTTAAGTCTGTCCATAAGTCCATCCATTCACCGTAGTGTTTATCGATACATTGTCCACCAATTTCAATTTCAGCAGTTGCGATTTCTTCAGCAAATTTTCTGACAGCAGTTGGACCATCGCATTCGAGGTATACTCTGTGGAGTAAATCACCATTTCTAGAGATGGTGCATGAGAATTTCTTTCCTTGTCCAACAGCACCATTGAAAGTTTGTTCAATGGCTTCAACGGCAAAGTTGGTGTGTCTTCTGTAAACTACTTTAAAAAAAGTAATTTGTGGGTTACCTGTAAGGTAAATATCTTGTGCGCCATAAGCGACTAGTTGCATTAATCCGCCTCCCATATTTTATATAATATAGCAAGATTTTAATTCTATATTCAAATAAGATAATTCTATTTTTCTTAAAAATTAAATAAATTTAAAAAAGATAATTGATTTAATAAATCTAATTAGAGTAAGCAAGACCACCCATACCTGACATGATTCTAAGAACATTGTAATTCATAGCATATACTTTAAGAGTTGCGTCTGGTGCGCTTGTGGTAGATGCTGTAAGATTGAGAACTGCGTTGTCGATTCTGGAAAAATTGCATGTTCCAGATGGTTGATGTTCTTCAGGTTTGAGTGCGAAAGAATACATGTGGATGTTTGTGTGAACACCGCTACCAGAGTGATGTTCGTATCTTTGAACTTCTGAGAAGTATCTACCATGTCTGGCTCTGAAGCGATCATGTCCGTTAAGTTGAAGTAAGCATTCAGAGAATTTTGAACCACCAGTATCAAGGCCACCTTCAAACCAGAAGATTTCTTTGACAGGATGGTTGAATCTGAGTTCAAGGTTAGAAGATCCAGTAGTGGAAATAGAAAGAGAGTTAGAGAATTGAACTTGTTCAATAAGGTATTCATGTGATACTTGAGCAAATCTTCTTCTTTCATCGGTATCAAGGAAGATGTAGTCACAGAATACACATGCTGATGTAGTTTTAGCAGCGCTATCGAATTGGACATTAAGTTTAACTTCGTGGTATTGAAGAGCAATAAGAGGAAGAGCAAGTCCTGGGTTTCTGCAGAACCAAAATTGAAGTGGAATAAATTGTTTTTTATCAGCAGCAGCACTACCTTTCATCAATTTTTCTCTCATAGTTCTTTGGTCAGTATTGTGAGTTAAGTCTGTCCATAAGTCCATCCAATCACCATAGTGTTTATCGATGCATTGTCCACCAATTTCAACTTCAACATAATCAATTTCGGCAGCAAATGTTTTGCCAAGAAAATTTGTTGTTGAATCACATTCGAGGTATACTCTGTGGAGTAAATCACCATTTCTAGAGATGGTGCATGAGAATTTCTTTCCACCTCCAACGGCACCATTGAAAGTTTGTTCAATGGCTTCAACGGCAAAGTTGGTGTGTCTTCTGTATACTACTTTAAAAAAAGTAATTTGTGGGTTACCTGTAAGGTAAATATCTTGTGCGCCATAAGCGACTAGTTGCATTAATCCGCCTCCCATATTTTATATACAATATAGCAACATTTTTTTTCACAATATAACAACGAAAATAGTATTTTTCTTAAAAATTAAACAGTATTAATTTTTATATGCTATACCAGCCATACCCTGTGATATTTTTAATATATTGTAGTTAATGCCATAACATGTAAATTTATATGAT